TTAATTTTATGAAAGGCCCAAGGTTCGCTGAGTATGAATTCTTTGATAAGTATACTCACGAAATGAAGACTGACAACCTTGATGGTCATCATCAAATCAATCACTTCCACACTAAAGATTTCTATGGTGAAGAGAATGCAAAAATCTTAGACAAGGTTTCTGAGATTGCTCACACTGCGCCTGGACTTGCTGGTGGTAAAGAATACTACAACAACAATGATATTCAGAGTGATTACTTTGATGTTGCTTACTATGTAAACATTAGTGTTGGTAAGTGGAATAAAGATTACGAAATCGTGGAGGCTGCGTAATGATGAATGTTCTAGGTGGATTTTTAGTTGTCATGGGTTTGTTTGCAATTGCAGGCAGTGCTGGTGATTGTGATGGGAAGTGTATGGAATATGCAAACACATGGGAAGAAATGTTTATGGTTTTGACTATTGGGTTTGCACTAATTGGAACAGGTGGGTTTATTCTTTTTAAGAAAAACACTTGACTTTGTTCTGTTAACAAGTTATAATGAAATAGAAAGTGAGAAAATAATATGGGAAAAGTAAATGCTTGGATTATGGATATGCAAGAAAGTGTCCATGCCGCTATAGATGCTGAGTGTGATAACATTCAACAGGTGATTGGGTTTGTTAAACAAGACCCAGACGTTGCTCATGTAGATGAGAACTTCGTAAAAGAATACTACAACGAATGTATGGAGAATATGTAATGGGTTTACTAGTGAATGTTTATAAGATGAATGGTAGAGATTGTACAAACGGTGGTGTGTCTGCAAGGAACATCAAAGGTCTTTGTCTGACTAACGTGCCTGGCCCGTTTGACCCATCTGATGATTACCCTGCCGCTGAGTTGGTAAAACAAACTTTTGGTTTTGGTTCTTCAGTGAAAGTTATTCCAGAAGAAGCAAAAGGTAAACAGACAATGATGGGTGGTAACTATGCCGCAACATCTGACTCAAGGTTCAGTGAGATGATTGAATATTTTCTTGGTCACAGTTTCTACGGTGCTGTTCCAATCCACGATAGAGTTGAATAGGACAATGCATCCGTAGCTCAGTTGGATTAGAGCAACGGTCTTCTAAACCGTAGGTCACAGGTTCGAGTCCTGTCGGATGCGCCAATAAAAGGGGGAACAATTCGTTCCCCCTTTCTGTATAAATAATCTAATAAAGGATTGTTTTAATATGCAGAATTTTTTAGGTAGAGATGGTTTCATTTGGTTCACTGGTGTCGTTGAAGACAGAGATGACCCAGATAAACTTGGTCGTGTTCGTGTACGTTGCGTTGGTTATCATACAGATGATGTAGAGAAGATACCAACAGCAGACTTACCTTGGTCATGGGTTATGATGCCAACCACTACCAGTGCAATGGGTGGACTAGGTGAAGGTATGCCTTTCATCGTTGAGGGTAGTTGGGTTGTTGGTTTCTTTCGTGACCCAGACCAAATGCAAGAACCAATTGTTATTGGAACATTGCCTGGCGTTCCATCTGAATCACAAACTGTTGATAAGGGTTTTAATGACCCTCGTAATGAAGGTGCGACTCAGAGTGAAGAATTATATACATACAAACCAGACTATGGGCCGTATCCAATAAGAACTTCCGATAGTGATATGAGTCGTTTGGTTAAGAATGACCCAGATAATATTCATCCAGAGATTGAAGAACGTGATGGTGCGGTAACTGAAGAAGTACCTACCGCAAACGAGAAAAAGATTTTAGGTGATGCAGACTTTACTATAGATATTGCATCGACATGGACAGATAAACTAGCAACAAACACTGACCTTACTGCCGTCACATGGAAAGAACCAAAGACTACGGATGATTCAATCCGTGGTGCAGACGCAGAAGGTCGCAACCCAGAAACAAAAGAAGATAGAGTTGCTCCTTACAAGAGAAGGAACACTGAATATCCATACAATCGTTCCTTTGAAACAGAGAGTGGTCACATTGTTGAGTATGATGACACACCCTATGCGGAAAGAATATATCAGAAACATAAGAGTGGCACATTTACAGAGATTGATGCAGACGGAAACAAGGTAACAAGAGTTGTTGGACAGAACTATGAGATAGTTGCTGGTAGTAACTTCTGTAATATTAAAGGTGATGTCAATCTTACAATCGACTCCAACTGCAAAACATATATCAAAGGTGATTGGGATATTCAAGTTGACGGAAATAAAAATGAAGTTGTCAAAGGTAATGTTACAGAATCATTTGGAACTAATGTTGTTCTTAATACACACTCGACAACTCTAACAGGATTTAGAACTAAAACAATTCTTGGTCTTGAGAATGAAAACGTAGTTGGTGCAGTCGCCCACATCTATGGTGGAATTAAAACAGAGACAGTCGCTGGAGATGTTTCGGAAACATTTAGTGGTAATCAAACCACAGCGGTTTCTGGTAACGTGGATATTGATGCGTCAAGAATTGATTTGAACTAATGGCTCATCAGTTTGCGATACTCATAGATGGTAAGGTACAAGTCTTTGATAACTACGATGACATACCAGAAACATTTGAGAACGTAATTAGATTTGAAGTGGAGATACCACCAGAACCACATACAGAAGAACAACATCATGAGATTGAACAGTGGAATAATAAACTACAGGAACTTTTAAAAAGGGAAACGAGATAATGCCATCAGTAACAAGAATAGGTGATGCAGATGTAGCACACTGTAGTGGTATGACCAGAGCAGTTGGTTCTGGAAATGTTTTTGCAAACGGTATTGGAATTAGTAGACAGGGTGATGTCAATACTGTTCATCTTTTACCTGGCGCTCCTTGTCCAGCACACTCTGCTTCAATCGCATCTGGTTCTGGTACAGTTTTCGTAAATGGTAAGGGTTGTGGTCGTGTTGGTGATGGAATATCTGGTTGCACATCTGTTGCAGCTGGGTCTGGAAATGTTTTTGCTGGTGGGTAAAACTGACTAAATAATACAAAGAGAGATAAGGGATAGACATGGCAGTACAATCCGCATACAGAGATGCACAATCAACAAATGATTCAAGTCGTAGTGCAAAGGTATATAAAGATTTAAATCTTAATTTTACAAAGCATCCAATAAAACAGACTTTGACTCCGTTGACTGATGTTGCTGCTGTAAAGAGAAGTGTACGAAATCTTGTGATGTACAACCATTACGAAAAACCTTTTCATCCAGAAATCGGTTCTGGTGTAAGAGATTTATTGTTTGAGAACATGACACCATTTGTTTCAAACACATTAAGAAAATTAATTGAAGATACAATTACAAACTTTGAACCAAGGGTTAGACTTGCTGAGGTTGCGGTCAATCCAAACTTTGACAACAATCAGTATGAGGTAACAGTAGAATTTTATATAGAGAATTCTCCGTCAGAGCTTGTTGACATGACATTCAACTTAGAGAGAATACGATAATGGCAACCACAGATAAAAGATTAAATGTAACTGACTTAGACTTTGATGATATCAAATCAAATCTAAAAACATTTATGCGGAATCAAAATGAGTTTACGGATTATGACTTTGAGGGTTCTGGTATCAATGCCTTGTTAGATGTACTTGCGTACAATACACATTACCTTGCAATGAATGTCAACATGGCTGCAAACGAAATGTTTCTTGATACCGCATCTGTTCGTGCGTCAGTTGTTTCTCATGCAAAGACTTTAGGATATACACCCAACTCTGTTCGTGCTCCATCTGCAACAGTGAATGTTACATTAAATAATTTTCCGTCAACATTAACAACCGCAATCATTCCAAGAGATACAGTATTCACTGCAAGTGTTGATGACGTATCATATCAATTCCGCACATTGTCAGATTATCAAACCACCGTTGCTAACGGTGTCATATCTTTTTCTAATGTTCCTATTCATGAAGGCACAATGGTCAAGAACAGATATGTTGTTGATACAAAAAATGTTGACCAGAAATTTAAGTTGACAAATAAAAATGCAGACACAACATCTTTGAGGGTTCAAGTTTTCTCTGATGCATCTGTTTCAAACTTTTCAACATACACTCTTGCGACAGACATTACTAAAGCAAGTTCAACATCAAATGTTTATTTTTTACAGGAGTGTGATGATGGTCAATTTGAAATTTATTTTGGTGACGGTATTGTTGGTCGTGCATTGTCTGATAACAATGTTGTGGTTATGGAATATCTTGTAACCAATAAGACCGCATCTAATGGTGCAAAGAATTTTTCAACTACCGCTGCAATCTCTAGTGTTACTGATGTTACCACAACAACAGTGTCCGTTGCATCTGGTGGTGCAGAAAGAGAATCCATTCAGTCTATCAAGTTGAATGCACCTCTTGATTACGCAGCCCAAGGTCGTGCGGTTACACCAGAGGATTACAAAACAATTATTCCAAAGGTTTACGCAAATACAAAATCAGTACAGGTATGGGGTGGAGAAGATAACTCAACTCCTGTTTATGGTCGTTCATATATTTCAATCGTTCCAACATCTGGTTCTATCACTGCTTCTGCAAAAGAACAAATAGTAAAAGACTTGAAGAACGAATATACTATCGCATCCGTGACCCCTGTTATTGTTGACCCCATTACGACTTCTGTGAGACTTGGGGTTACATTTAAATACAATAAAAAGAATACAACTAAGACTGCTGAGACTTTGGTAAGTAATGTTACTACAACATTACAAAACTATGATACAAATAATCTGCAAAGGTTTGATGGTGTCTTTAGACATTCACAACTTACAGGCTTGATTGATGATACGGATGAATCTATCCTATCTAATATTACCACAGTAAAACTTGGTCAGTCCTTTACGCCAATCTTAAATACAAATACAAAGTATGAACTAGAATTTAACAATGCGGTTTACAATCCACACACTGGACATATGAGTTCAGACGGTGGTGTAGTTTCATCAACAGGATTTACAATCTCTGGTGACTCAAATGAGATGTTCCTCAATGATAACGGTAATGGCATAATTAGAATGTTCTATTATACAGACGGAACAACCATTACATATAAAGATGAAACCGCTGGTACGATTGATTACAATACAGGTAAAATTATATTGACTGCATTTAATATTACATCTGTTTCAAATGTTGATGGTACAACATCATCTAAGATTAGAGTTGTTGTTACACCAAATTCAACTGACGTTGTTGCTGTACGAAATCAAATCTTACAGATTGACTTTGCAAATACAACGGTCACTTCAAGTGAGGATACAATTGCTGGTGGTGGTGCATCTGCTGGTGTTGGTTACGCAACAACAACATCATATGAATCTACATCCGCTTCAACTTCTAGTGGGTACTAATAATGTCGTATGATGACAATACGCTAACAAATAAGTTATCACCTTTAATCAGAACCCAACTGCCTGAATTCATTCAGTCAGACCATCCTGTATTTTCTCAGTTCATTAGAACGTACTATCAGTTTCTTGAAAGTGCCGAGGTTACTTTCAGTGAGGTCAATAACTATCTTGTTCAAGAAACAACATCAACCAACTTTGTTATAGATGAAGATGGAGATAATGTTGTCCTTGAAGATTCAGATGCTAAGTTTGTTGTCGGAGAAACTATCACTGGATTAACTTCTGGTGCAACTGCAACAGTTCTTGTTGATGACGTAGATGACAATAAAAGATTATTCATCTCATCTCAAAATCAATTCATCTTGGGTGAGACTGTTAACGGTTCAGTTTCTAATTCATCTGGAACAATCCAAACATACAAAGCAAACCCTGTACAAAATATTCAACAACTTCTTGAGTTCGCAAACGTAGACTCAACCATCTTTAAATTTCTTGATAATTTTAGAGATGCATTCTTGGATGGTATGGTTGACAATCTTGCCGCTGGTGTTGACAAAAGAAAACTTACAAAGAACATTCGTGACCTTTACATTTCAAAGGGTACACGAAAAGGTCATGAGTTATTCTTCAGACTTTTATTTAATGATGATGCAGTTATATCATATCCAAACGAACAGATGCTTAGAGCCTCTGATGGTACTTGGACTACTAAACGTATCATGCGTGTCACCGAAACTGCTGGTAATGCTGACGAGTTAATTGGTCAAACAATTACTGGTGTTACTTCTGGTGCAACTGCAATCCCTGTATCAACCATTGGTATTCGTGAAGCGTTTACTGACATTGTTGAGGTTGAGATTGACATAGATACGCAAACAGGAACATTCGTTGCTGGTGAAACCATTCAAGGTATTTCAAATGTATCTGACCAAGACGTTTCTCTTACAATACTTTCTGTCATTGCAGACGCAGATGTTTCTGCAACAGATGAAGGACAATACTATACTGTTGGACAACAAGTCAATATTGCATCTGCTGGTTCTCAAACTGCAACCGCAATAATTAACACAGTTGGCTCTGGTGGAGTTACTAGTGTTGAGATTGACAATGCTGGTTCAAACTATGCAATCGGTGATGCAATTAACTTTGATAATACTGGAACTGATGGTGTTGGTATTTCTGCTGAAGTTAAAGTTGTTGGTGGTGCAGTAGCACCAGAGACAGGTGACGTTGCTGCATATGGAATGACACTGACTGACCACATTGTTCTTGAAGATGGAACTCAGTCTTTCATGAATGATACTTATCATGGAACTAAGATAGTTCTTGAAGACCAGACATTTGTTGACTTGAGTGTTAGTGCAGAGAAAGGTTCTATCACAGACATTCGATTAATCAATGGTGGATTTGGTTATACAAAACTTCCAACTTTTGCATGTATAAGTACATCATTTGGTAGCGTTGGTAAAGTTCTACCAGTTTCATACTCTCGGATTGTGTCTATTAAAGATTTTGAGATAACAATCTTTGGTTTCAATTAT